TCATTCCTTATTAACATTTAAACCTGCATATTCTTCAAAATCGGAGTTGCTAAAATCTTCAAGATCATGCGCCGCTGTCTTGATATCATTAGATTCACCTTTAGATAAAAGTTGAACTTGATTTAATAGTGAATATTGCATTTCCCACCCTGCATCTAAATTAGGTCGTCCAACGACAGCAAATAGAGGTTCCGTACTTTGATACCCGTGATTAATTTCAAAATAAAGAGGTCGCTCATTTATTATCGAATTATTTACTGCTTCTGCATCACTTGAAAACAAAATCAGCTTAGATTGAAATACATCATCTAAATCTTCACGGAACTTGGCTTTACGGCTTTTGGTTCCCCTGCTTTTTGTCTGATTTATTGTAAACACACATCCATTATCGTCCGACTTCAATTCGACAAAACAGCCGGATCTATTTGTGTTCTGTTCAACTGACCACGTTAAAGGAATAATTCCATTATTGCAAGCTTGAATTAAAGTATATTCAACAGCCATGTTCTTAATCTCTGGTAATAGCTTCTGGGCATGCTGTGTCTTTAAAAAATCCGGAGACTTGTGCATGTATTCAACTACATTCTGATACGCAACAGAAATGGCACTACCAATTAAAGCTCTATTTGCAAATGAAATCCTTTCATCCAGATACTGTTGAGGAGATTTTTTTTGCATTTTAAATGTGTCACTGTTCGATGGAATTGCCATATTACCGCTCCTTTTTGTTCTTTTCATCAATTTTACAACTTTATGCAGTTTTTTTCCACAATCGTTCAAGATTAATTTATCATACACAAAAAAGGCGCCCACCCCGTTAGGAGTGAGCGCCCTTTTCTAAATCAGTAACGTACAGGTATATCTTATACTATACTCTTATTTGAAAAATTTGTTAATCTTTTTGTTGCCACTAATAAATAATTCATTAGCCAGCTGAATCCGAGTTGTGTCTCCATACTTGACGATCTTAGCGACATCAAACTCAGTCCCAGCTGGTTGCCAATCAACAACATGCTTAAGGGCTTTGTCCTTGTACCGGTGAGTACCGCGAACAGACTTTACCCGTTTGACATCACCACCAGCCACATAGTAAAGCCGATTTACATTGGCTTGGTTAGACGTGATATAGTACCCGTTAGCCAACTGGAATCGGGTGATTTTGTCGTATTTAATCACTTTGGCAATCGCAAACACCGTACCCACTGGGAAGCTGTCCACTTTGTGTTTGAAGCTAATGTCCTTATAGCGATTAATCGGTGTCCGTGCATAGATCATCTTAGGATTGTACCGGTAGTAGATGGCCTTCTTTGGCTTAACTGCCTTAGTTGCTGTCCCATAGTAGTAGTTTGAATACATCTGGGACACGTCAAATGTTCCATAGCAGCCCGGGAAGTGCATGCTTGACGTCCATTGCCAGCCGTTATATCCGGTATAAAGCTTAAACCCGGACGGGTTATAAGGATAGTTAGCCACCCAACCGCCACGGCCCGAGTTGTTCAACGGCACTGAATTAATCCAGCTCCCCATCGTGTAGACGTCCGTCTTGGGATAGCCCATGCGATGGACTTCGTTGATCCAGGCCTTAACAATTTTAGAGTTCTGATTCCAACCAGAGTTGGTGGCTTCAAAGTCAAGTACGATCACACTGCTCTTGCCCAATCCTGCCTTAAGCGCACTTCGGGCTGCCATCTGGGCTTCAGCCTTAGCACCAGCCACTGTCGTAAATCGGGCAAAGTGATAGCCGTTGACGTGTAAGCCAGCAGATACCGCGTTACGAATGCTTTGCTTGGCCGTTTGGTCAGTGAAGTACGTGCCTTCGGATAGCTTAGCTATCATGGCTTTGACCCCATATTTTTTCATTGAGCGCCAATTGCTAACGGTCATGATTCCGTTGTTATTGGACGTATCCACAACATCATAATGTGGCATTACTTCACATCTCCCTCCGTAGTGGCCGTCTTTTCGGGCACATTTAAAGGTGCTGGTTCAGCGGGCACTGTCGCAGCTTGCTTGTCCAGTTGTGCTTGCTTATCAGCGAACGCTTGCTCTGTGTCCGCCAGAGCGGCATTGTATTCAGCCTGTTTTGTTTGGGCTTTCGTATCTGTTGTTGTCATCGACTGATATGCTTTTTCGATGGCTGCTGAAATAATTGCCGGTGCCAGACTATCATGACCAAATATTTTCATTTGGCCTGTTACATCAGCAATCGCCTGCTCACGCTTTTCTTCCCCTGGCATTTCATAATTAGTGGCCGCCTTGTTGACAGCACTGAACGCCAATGTGTCTAAGAGCCCCAACACTTCGCGCTGAGTAGCGGACTTATTCGCTGCAATCTTGGTCTTTAAAGCCGGATTGATCCGGGTAAACCAGCCAATCAAGAAAAAAATTAAGACACCTAAGATACCGGTGTCGTTGAGTAATTTAATAATCTTCGTAAATTCATTCATGCTTTTTCCTCCTAAAGTTCACCATACCGTTCCCGGTACGCTTGATTCTCACGTTCTAAAGCGGCATTGCGTTTTCGTAAAGCTTCATTCTCACTAACCTTCAAGGCAATCTGCTGGTTAAGTTCTTGTTCCATGGCATCTTTCTTAGCCTTCAATTCGTTCAAATCTTTCGCAAATTGTGCTTGATCATTCTCACGTTCTTTGCGAAGCGACTCATTATCGGCTTTGACTTGTTCCATGATGTACTTTTCCATGCCTTGTCGGTACTTATCCATATCTTGACGATCATGTTCAGCTTGGTGGGCGTCTGAATGGTAGCCATGAATAACAGCCCATATGGTAGTTACAAACGTTCCCAGCGCACCTAAAGCAACTGCCCAGGACTTAATATCCATGCGTGTCCCCCTAATCAATGTACCGACTAGCAAGAACAGCATGAGTAAAGCGAACACCCACGTTAGGTTAAACCGCACATCAAACAAGCCCCGAACAATAAAAGCCACTGATAAAGCCCCCATTGCCGGTGATAGGGCGACTAGTCCGCCATCACGTAGCAACCGCCGGTTATGAAAGACGCCAACCAGAATAGCGATGCCACAGATAATTAACCACAATGAAAACCACCAGTCGTCAGCAAAGGCAAAGATTGCATGCTCAGCTGGTGAAGGTGGTGGCGGTGGTGTCACCCGTGGATCATCTAAATAGCCCTGATGAAACCAAATATACAAGCCGCCTATCATTGAAAACAAGCCAAAACAGAAATGATTCCAATGCGAAAAGGCCCGTTGAACCGGGCCATCTTTAATACGATGCATGCTTACGCCTCCAAAATAAAAGCACCTAGGCGGTAGTAGTATCCGTCGTCGGTGCCGTGTAATCCTTACCAGTCAGCTCTTTGTACTGTTCTGGTGTGATACACCAATTGACCATATAGCCAATGTCTAACCCCCATGAAGCATACAACTTAGCATCTTCAATGTTTGGTGCTGAAAATGGATTGTTTCCCATGATGATTCCTCCTATTCTGCCTTAGTTGCAAGCTGTTTTTGAACAGCTACTATTTGTTGCGAAAGACTACCGAATTGCTTTTGAAATTGCTCTTGCGTAGTGACAAACTGTTGCTGGGCTTCTACTTGATCCTTTGTGGCGCTTCCCAATGCTGTTTGCAAGCCTTCGATGGTTTTGTCCCGCTTTTCGGCTTGTTCGCCTTGCTGGTCAATCAATCCTTGCAGGTAATCAATATCCAAATTGGGTAAGTTACCCGGAGCTGTGACTTCTTGCGAATCATTACTCTTGAATGCATACATCCACCAGTATCGCGTGAAGTATTGAACCGAGGTAGTTGGGATATTGACTGCCCGTAAGTCATCCGCTGGTTCAAGTACGGGTGTAGTATCTTTATCTGGAAACTTGTTATCTGAATCTGATTTTACGTAATAAATTGGCATTTCTTTTCCTCCTAACTTTGTGTATATGAGTTATTAAAAATTACGATACCGTCATGGGTCCAACCATTTGGAACGCTAGAAGTGGCAGACAAAGATGAATCTTTACCAAAAGATAAATCGGCAGTCATCGCATAGTCACCACTGTTAAGTCCTACTGTCATTTTCTTTTGGATAGTCCATACTTTATTTTGTAATTCTGTTGGAAGTTGACTAACTATTGTCAGACTAGCGTATGTGTTACCACCATTTCCCCCTACGCGTGCATACCCAGATATATATAGTGTGCCGTCAACAAGTCGATAAAAAGCAGTAGTAGCATCACTATTTACCAATAGTTTCCAAGCACTTGCTTCAAGGCTTTTCAAATCGTCGCTGGTAGCGACTGATTTACCTCCGTTCACAGTAAGCTTGGTGAAATCAACAGGTTCAGAAACAACCCCAGTGTCCGGATTGCGGTGAACCACATTGGCGTTGTTAGCGGGTGTGTAATCCAACTTATCTTGCTTGGCGTTAACCTCTTCTATTCCAGCTACATCACTAGCCGGCTTGCGCATATCAGATACGTTAACTTTATCTTCTGGTGCAGGCGACCAATCAGTGGCTATTGAACCTTTTTCTAGTTTAAATTCTTTATATGATACACTTGAAGCTGTTGATTGTGGTTTAGTAAAAGCTATTTGGACATTCTGAAGAGTACTGCCAGCTGGAACTGTCCCTGTCCATGTAGAGTACCCAGATGCACCAGCGGATATAGTATTACCGGTTCCAAAGTGCAATGTACCTGATGATTCTGTCCACTTCAGTTGAACCCACATGTCATATGAAGCTGGTGCTATCCATGACCTGACTGTATAAGTTGTATCACTAGCAACTGTTGTCGCCACTAGAGTATAACTTGGCAAATTAGTGTTCCAGCCAGTAACATTAGTCACAGTTTGTAATGTTCCACTTGTACCAACTAACAGGTTACGTCCACCAATAGTATCTGATAACTTATTGAACGGCTGTACCTGAACCCCATTAAGTTGTTCAGTACCATTTTTGTTATCAGTAACTTTTGTACTCAATCCATTGTTTAAATCAGTAACAGTAATGTATGGGTTACCTGTTGTTTTATCTACTGGTGCAGTATCAAAAGTCTTACTACCCGAAATCTCTTCGTCTCCAGTTTTATGAACTACCTTACTATCGTCAGCTTTGCCACTAGCCTGCGTGTCCGCGTATTCCTTGGCCGACTTGAGTATTTCCGCGTCGCCATCGGCTAAATTCTTGCTGGTCGCAATGGCATTGCCAGCACCGTCCACCGCACCCTTTTCAAGCGTAACGGACTCCTTGAAGTCCGCTGGCTTGCTACCGTCGATAACGGTGGCAGGGATAAGGCTTTCCACATCGTCCGTTTTGACGTAATCAGCCAAAGTCACTTTCAACGCTTCGTTGGTCACTGCACCAGCTGGGTTGATTGATAGGTCAACATTACTGGATTGACCTACTACGGTTTCCAGATCGATTCCTAAGGCCGACCCCATTGCGTCTTGATGGATATAAACAGGGTCCTTTAGAACAGTGACACTGTACAGCACTTCCTTACCATCACCGTCCTTGGCATACAACCCCACCGAATTCATTTGATAATCATTAGGTGCTTTGGTTTGGTCGATTGCAACATTGACATTGACAGTATTGTTGTTGATGACTGTCACGGTATTAATATCAGCTGTCTGCTGCACATTATCCAGAGATGTTAGGACTTGTAGCTCGGTAACCGATTGATTAAAAAGATTAGTGGTGCTGATTTCTGCCTTGGTAAATTTTGCCGTCGTCTTATTGGCGATAAGCCGTGCGGCTATTGACTGGGCGGCAGTCGTGAAGATGGTTGTTGCACTTCTCTGCTCGTCATTACTTGCCACTATTACCCCTCCTTTGCTTTAATTGTTTGTCTAATTTTGGTGACACTAGCTAAGCCAGCTTGTCCTTGCATCGAGATGTGGCGGTCCTGCGCGATGTTCATAGTTGACCGGATGTTCTGGTGAACCATAGTGTAAGAGGTCATATAGAGATTACTTTTGACCGTCGTTCTAAATTGAATTGTTGCCACTCTGGTCGGTGCTGCAACGGATGCTCGGACCTGATCAAGCAACATTGCTTCCTTCTCCTGTGAGTCAATGTAGATTGCCGGGACATTCAAGACCTCAATGGCCATTGGTTCACCAGTTGCGTTCCAAAGAGGGCGTACCCAAAATTCGTGTGGGTCCGCAGAGAGGATGACCGAGACAACATCATAAATCTGGTTGATGGTCCCATCGGTATGACGTCGCGCAAGACGTGCGTAAATCATTCGCCGATAGAAGTCGTCATCCATCTGTCCTCGATAAACTCCAATGAGGTTACCTATTCTGTCTAGGAATCCGCCCTCAGCAGTGTCTAGTGACCGCATTTTCAACAGCATATCCAATCGCTTCTCACCAGCACCTATCGGCTGTTCGACCAACTGCATCATCTTCCAATTGTTCGACCCAGTAGACCGATCAAAAGATGGCGGTAATTCCTTAATTGTTGGATCAATTTGCATTAGTTACCACCTCGATATTGCCCGGAGCATAAGTTGCTGACTCAAAGGTCTCTAGCTGGATATCGGACGCTGCTAAAGTATCAGTTGTGCGCCCAATCTTAATCTCTGCATCAGTTACACCGACAACGCCATAAACTAAAGTGTAGAGATAAGTAAAACGCACCTTATCTCCCATCGTTAGAGAGTTAAGATACGTTTTGATGTTGGTTTTAATTTGGTCAATTCCATCTGTCTCAAATAAGGTGCTGTCAGTATCAAGCGTGACCGCCATAAAGATTGGCACGCCAGTTGGACGGTCAAAGTGAATCTCTTGCAGGTGTCCGCCACGGTCCAGCACCTTGCATACCGTTGCCCCTACTGTCTGAGTCCCACCAGCAAGAGTATCGCTAATAGCTTGAGCTACATCACCATCGATGCCACCTGCAACATAGACGTGAATTGATTTTGGTGGGTCACTATTTTCGTCAACTTCATTGGTATCATTGACGTTGACCTCCACTTGATCGACTCCGGCCACGTTAGCCACTGATGATCTGATTCCGTCACGAGTAGCCCCGAAAGTGATTCTTCGAAGACTTTTACCCGGTTCTTAAAAGTCTCATCATCCTCAGTAGTCATACCACCAGTCGCTGCCACTGGATTAGTGACCGAAATGATCTCTTCAACCGGCATGGTCTGCTTAGTAATCGTACCTGCTGCGACATTCGCATCAGCTGACTCATCCATCGAGACAGCGATGCCGGAACCATTGCCATCGGCATCCAAAATAACTGCATCTTCAAGTATGAAGGTTTGTCCATCTTCCGTTTCAAACATCTCATCAGCTTCAATCACTGTTCCTGCTTTTCCGGTGAAAGATAAAGACACGTAAGCTGGTTGTGATTTATTTCGGGTTAGTCCTAATAAGGCAACAACCTTGTCTAAGGTAATCCCTGTTGCGGTATCGAAAAACCACGAGTCCCAAACGTGCCCGATAGTTTGCTCGTACTTAGCCATTCGGTGAGCCACGATACGGATAAAACTACCTAAGATAGACTTTTCAGCCGTTCCAATATTAGAACCCATCAGACTACCGGCAAGCTCAAATAGGTCAATTTGAATCGCGTCCTCTGGCTCCGCTACATAACCTTGCGGCGTTAGTCCGTACTCAGTATCAGTTTCCGCCATCAATCGTCACCTCCTGTTCTATTTCCTCTTGGTCATCCTCATTGCCCGTCTGATTCATATCAACGGTCATCTTCAATGTTACCGACAAAATTCGCGTTTTATGATCCAGATTAAAAATGGTATCTGTGATGGCTACCACTCGGGGTTCCTGCTCCAAAATGGCGTCTTCAAAATCGGCTTGCGCAAAGGCTTCGTTAAAGTCTTCACCGATTAGATTTTCATAGTCCATTCCCAAATCGGGTTCTAGTGGCGCATCCCCCAGCTGATTACTGATGATGGTGCGGATGCCTTGGGCCAATTCCTCTTTACCAATAACTGTCTGCATCTCGCCATTTTCGATGACTAAATCGCCGTTCTCATCTTGTTTTAAATCTCGTAGTTCCATTAAAACACCGCCTCGATAAAAGCATCGTTCAAGCTATGCAAACGGTCTGAAGCGTTTGAAATATCCCCTGTATCGCCTACATCTGCTTCTGAAACGTCGCGATCAAAGAAGCCCACACTAACGCTGACATCCTTTTTGACATCGTCTCGAGCATGTTTAGGAATTCGTACGCTCAGAATCATGCCTCGCTTATCACCATCAGGCGCAAGGTCTTGTGGCTGTACGGTACAGGTATGATCTGGCTCAACTGAAACTACGCGGCAAAGAAGATGAACATGGGTTTCCCGCTTGACCTTTCGAGCAAAGAATCGGAAAAATTTCAATTCCGGTCGCTTATTTGCCATTACTTCAACACCCCCGTTGTGAGGAAGGACGAACCATCATAGGCATGCTCCCCGTTATCGACAACCATCGTACGTTTCAAGTTACGACTCTCAACTTTGATGACAGCATCCGTCGTGATACGGTGCTGTAAAAGGCAACTAAAGCTCCATGATTCGCCATCGTCATCTTCACTGTAGGCAGGCTCATCAGTGAGCCCGGTTTCGTTTGAGAGTAAAAACTCAGCAGGCTTGGTTGCCGTGCTATTTTTTTTGGCCCCTCCGGCCTTCTTCAGCGCCCTCTCCGCCTTGGTCAACAACTTCTTAGCATTAATCCAATCATCCTTAGCGTCCTTAACCTCTTTCGTACGCTTGGTATAGGATTCAACTGCATTCTTATGAGACTTCAAGCTTCCAACCTCACTGATACGCTTTTGCCAGTGCGCGATTGCTTTTTTAGCTGCTTCCTTTCCGCTCTTGGTCTTAGTCTTTTTCAATCGATTCTGAGCAGCTGTTAAATTCTTCTTGTAAAGCTCCCGGTCCTTAGAGATTGTTGCTGTTGTAGACGACCGATACTTAGCTGCTGTCTCCTGCTGTCGTACCTTGGTCAAATAGTGGTTGTGAGCAGAACGAACTGCAGTACGTCGTGTCCGTACAATCCTTTGCAGATCACTGGCACTAGTGTCATAGACCACGCAGTATTTTCCACGCACAATTCGGAGAACAGAACCACACTTCTTAGCGATAGACTCAATCAGTTCCAACGGCTGACCATCAGCTGTATAGCCCTTTTTAAATTTCTTCGGAATTTGTAGCTTGATTGATTTCAGCGGAATACCTGACTTTTTGGCAATCGCCTTGATAACTTGTTCAGCGTCCGATTGTCGCTTGAATGTAATTGATACGTCTTTTTTCTTAGAATAATCGGCACCTTGGATAAAGGTGAAGCTAAATTGCGAATCAACCCCTGACCATAGTAGCGGTGGTATTTTGTTGATATTGCCTTCTGTCAGTACCCCAACATCGCCTTTATAGCCTGCGTAAAGTGTGACGTGCTCTCCTTTTTTAAAAAGAGCCCGTGTCTTCTTAGATAGGTTCATGATGGTCACTGTCGCAATATCTGGTGTGGGCTCGCTAGAAAATGGCACACTAAACTGAATCTCTAGTAAGTGATTCAGCCGGTTGAGATTTTCAAGCGTCACTTTTTCCTTACCTGTATCCAGAACCAACTTGACTCGCCGATTCACTTGATACTTAGCTGCCATCATCATCACCTCCGTCTTCACCAATTCCAACATAATCATTACTACTAAGATCATCTGTCGGGTCAATATCATCAATCATTAAGAACACTGTCCGCCCAAAAGTCTCAGCATTGACGGCTGTGGCTTGTCCGGACTCATCCATCGGTACCAAGTCAACCGCTGGCAGCCGGTCATCATTGACATAGGCCCATAGTCGGTGATTCAACACCAATTTTTCACCCAAAATGATTGGGTTGAGGTCCTCGTCGTATAAATCGACCGTAAAAAAATCACCAACAGCGTTGTAGGAAACTCCAAAGTTGAAGGTGATATCTGCTAATTCAATTTCAAAAATTTCCGGCAAATCATCAACATCTATCGGAATGTAGTCGCGTTGCGACATCACCACTCACCTCACTTAACTCTAACCCGAACACCAATAGGTATCTTGCGATCCGGGTACTTGTTCCACTTACGCAGCGTTGCAATTGACGTCCCAAAGCTTTGATGGAAGCCCCAGTACGTGTCACCGGCCTTAGTCTTACGATAAGTGCCCTTAGTCTGAGCAGACTTAGTGCTACCAGTGGGCTTCTTATTACCATTACTTTTTTTACCCTTCTTTTTGATTCGGGAAGTTTTAGCAAAATGCACAAACTTCAAGGACATGGTTGCCTCAATTGTCGAAGTGTACTTTTCGCCATGACGGGTTAAGTCCTCAATTTGAAGGTGTTTGTAGTAGACAACAGCCCCCTTAAAAACCACTTGTGTGCCATCGAACCGCCACTTATTCAACTTAGCCCAAACCTTATTAGCCTTAGCCATCGTGTCTTCTTGAATCAAGATTGAAAGGGTAATTGTCTTACTTGTTGGCCGCGAATGATCAGTGATAGGTTCGCCTTTTTCAATAGCGTACTGAGTGACCTCAGAAGCCGAATCATCATCCTCAGTCTTAGCGTGAATGCCGATTCGTTGAGACACTTTATTCTTTCCGTATTCGTGCATATATGCACCAAAAAACTCGGAAGTCCCATCCCGAGTTCGCTTGTATACTGGTTTTACCATTAAGCTCCTCCTAACAGGTCTTGTAACTGCTCAAAGCTTTCACCCATCGCTTCCTTGACCCACTTCATAACTTGTTGTTTCGTGACATTTCCACCAGCATCACCAGTGATATTGACATTGATCGTTGGGTGAAAATCAATTTTGGGTTTCCCACCGCTCCGCGAGTTCGAAGGCATTGATTGGTTCGCAATCTGCTTCGATTTCTCGTGTGGATAAATGGTCCCAGCTGAGTCTGGCTTGAAGAGTTCTGGCCCCTTCTCACCAACAATTGACCACTCGCCAACCTTCGGACGACCACCCTTTGCGTACCAACCGTGTACCTTTCTGAATGCTAACGCCTTATCAATACTTCCGTATCGTCCATTAACATAACTCTTCATCCATTTCAGCTGAGTAATTGGATTTGTCTTCCAATCAGACCCTGCAGATGCCATCTTTGAGCCTGGCAAGGCTTGTGGAATACCATAGGCAGAGCTATGTGGGTTATGAACCGTTGGATTCCACCCGGACTCTGGTGTAATGATTGAATTGTAAGTGTCAAACTGACTTGCAGGAATACCGGCTTGTTCTAACCAATGTTTATGGCTACCGGAAGGAGCGGCGCTTGTACCACCCGATCCTGAGTCATCAGCAACGTGCAAACGTTTAGAAATCCAAGCCAACGCTGAATTGCCAATCTCGCGCTTGAAGAGCTTTTCAACACCGGTGTCCTTCGACTTGCTCTTATCTACACCAGAGCTTTTACCGTTCATCTTGGTGACATCGTACCAGCCGTGAGTTGAAGTCCCTCCATGGTCCCACAAAGACCCGTGAGAGACACCGACGTGCAAATGAGCTCCGCTACCAGCACCATTTAATGGTCCAAGAGTACCAAGTGTTTGCCCCGTTTTAACTTTGTCGCCAACGGAAACTTTGATATTTCTCATTCCGCCAAATTCTTGGTAGATTTCCTGATAGCCGTCATCACTCTTAACGGTAATAACCTTACCTAAAGCACCAGGGGCCCAAACGGGATTTCCAGCACGCGTTACGACCCCACCATGCATGGCATGAAATGGAGTTCCCAGCGCTGCGCCGAAGTCCACACCGTCATGTGGAAATCCTCTTCCAGCAGTATCACCAAATCTCTGGCCACTAGCACCTGTGCTCCATCCAGAACCTGGCGAGTGAGCCCAGTTGCCGCCGGCCCCGCTACCGCCATTAATTGCATCACTGATGACGTTCCAACCCGCCTTGTACCAATTAGGGCCGACAGAATCCGTTGCCCCCTTGGCCGTAGTGGTCAACCCACGTTGTAGGTCGGACCCTTTAGGCTTAGTCGTCTTGTCATCAAAGTCACGTTTCCAAGCAGCGTCTGGGTTCTTATGATTCTTGGAAGCCAGACTAATCAGCTTGTCATCAGATGCACCAGTCCCCTTCTTGAAGTGTGGTAGGTATGGTTTAGCATTCTCCACCTGTGTTCCGTTAAAGACCTCATCACCCTTTTTCAGAGGTGTAATGACATCCTTACCGACGGGTTTTAAAAGTTGACTGCCGCGTGCCACTAATTCTTGTCGAGGGCCACTCGTTGCGTCGTTAAGGACTGCCAGTTGGTCACTAGCGATTGGACCCTTAGATCCAGTTGCATAGTGAATTGGCTTCAACACAGACTTGTTGCCGCCAAACTGAGCCAGTGTGGTATCGATACTGCTGATACCAGAGTTCATTGAAGAAATTGCGCCAGCCATTCCATCATGAGCTTGGCCCTTTAACTTGCCAAAAATGGACCCAAAATCGCTAACTAGGTCCGTTGTGACGCTGTTAAACTGCTTGTGCATCGACTTCAGCGTCGAAACCGTGTCGCCCTTGGTGTCGTCAAACTTTTTGACCGCCTGCTTGTGTAACTTAGTGGTCTCAGATTCTGCATCGGTTCGCGTATCGTGCCACAACGAGGCGTTCTTCTTGTTGAGCTGTTTCAATGACGAAGCAGACTTCTTAGACATATCACCATAGTTCTTGGTGACTGATTTCGACATCTTTTTGGATTCCGAAATTGAGTCTTTAGAGGTCTTTTTACTCAGCCCCGGCATAGCGGCTCCATTACCAGCCGCAAAGCTGGTTAGTTGAGTCGTACCGGCGGCAAAGTTAGGGAGTCGTTGGCTGAAAGTGCCATGTGCCATCTTGGTAACATCTGCGTGGTTGTAGATACGATCACCCGATCGTACCTGTAGAAGTTGCGCACCCTTAGCACCCACAACGCTGAATTGCTTCCCGCGTTGTAAGACCTCGGAGCCATTTTCCCCAACCATTGCCATACCGGTCTTACGGATTGATCCACCAACAGAAAAGCCGGTATTAAGCTTAGGCGCAGTACGGAAAGTAGCCTTAGACTTGGTAGCTGCCGGATGTTTCTTCCCGGCATCCATATTTCTAAGTGTCTTATTCTGTGCTGCTGCACCTTTGGCGGTACTCTTACTTACCTTGTCAATCTCATTGGATGTTAGATGGTCCATATCAGGCCATTTAATTCCCGTGAGAATTGAATTAATACTGTCCACCATTGACTGAAATAGCCCAACAGCTTGTCCGGTCTCTTGGTCAACTTGTTTTAAATGTCCTTTGGTCTGCTTACGTGCTTCACGTACGACTTTTTCATGTTCATCTTGTGCCGCGGCTACCGTCTTATCGCGGCGATCTTTGGCAGCATCAACTGATTTATCACGTGTCTTTTCGGCTTTTTTCTTAATTGCCTCATACTGTTTCTTAGATATGGTCCCAGTGACATATCGCTCATGATCGGCCGCCGACATAACGGCTTTGTATTTCTTTTCTGCTGCCGACTTAGACTTGGTATAGGTGGTGTTAGCATTTTTGATCGTACTTCGCATGGCCTTGTACGATGATTGAACCACTGCTGCACCCTGCTTAGCAGACAGTTTTTTGGTACTGTCGCTGAGCTTGCCCAAAATAACCTTCTGCTTAGCACTGCCTTGAGACATCAGTGAAGCAATTTTGGCATTAGCGTTGGCAACGGCCTTTTGACGACCCTTACCGCCGTTAGCCTCGGATTTCGTAACTTCGGATATGGCCTTTTTTGCTGAAGACTCGCGCTTTGAATTAGACTTCTTCTCACTATCAAGAATCGACTTCTCTTGTTTCTTAGTAATTAACCCGTTTTTAACGAGTGTGTCTAAGCTACTAGCAGATTCGTGGACGCGAGTACGCCCATATTCTTTAACGGTTTTGCTAAGTCCTGAATAAGTTTTAGCGTTCTGAGCTAGCAAGGACTTGGACTCTGACTTACTCCCAGATTCGGTTGCCTGAATTAATCGGGCGCGACCTTGGTTGAATGTCTGGCTAACATCAGCCATAGCTTTCTTAGCATAACTAGGTAATTTATCGTACGGACTTTTTGTGTCCTTTTTCTTAGAACTACCCACAGATAAGCCAGAAATATCATTACCAGCACCGGAACCGTAAGGATTAGTTCGTAGCGTTTGGTGACTCGCTGAGCCACTCTTTTTAGCGCTGGCATCGTAACTATGAATATTTTGGCGTTCTGTCTTATTTACTTGTTTAACAATGGGACTATCAGCAATTGCATTGCCTATGGCCCCACCAACAGCTGCACCAATTGTGGCAACAAGTGGATTTCCACCGCTTAGAGCGGCCGCAACTCCACCGCCGACTGCAGAACCAGCGCCGTGCCATAACTCCTTACCGCCTTGCTTGCTGTCAACACCCGAATAAATTGCTTTAACAACATCACTGCCAACGCTTAGACCAATGCCAGCATATGTTAGCTTGGAAACTAATCCTGAACTAGCCAGTTTACCAGAACCACTCGCTACCGCGGAAGAAGCCACTTTCGCCTTTCCAGATGCACTCACTGCTTCTTTTCCAACAGCAATTCCAGTGGCTGCCTTTTCAACGCCGGCCATCTTTGCAAGCAGACTAGTAGTCTTTACCGCTGCTCCGCCAAGTGTCGTAACGACGCTTACAACCTTCGCTAACGGCGCTAATGCAGCTACTGAAATAGCAGTCCACGTCAGCATAGTCTTCTGTGACTTATCAAGTTTGCCGAACTTATCCAGCAAGCCCCCCATACCGATTGCCAGTTTAGTAATCGACGGCAGTACCGTTTGTGCAAAAGTGATGGCTAATCCTGACGCAGCCTGTTTGAACTTGTTAATCTGGTTTTGAGCAGACTGCATGTTCTTGGCTGACAGCTTGCCAGTATAGTCATTCTTAGCTGAATCCTTGACCTTCTCGTTTAATTTGCCAAGCTGATCAGCATTCTCGGCTAAGATGGCCCCGGCTTGCTGTCCTGTTGCCCCAAACAAGTTATGAAATACGGAGGCCTTTTCAGTCGCTCCTAGCTTGGCGCTATGCTGTTGAATTAGGCTAAACGTGTCAGCCATAGACTTCATATCACCATTTTTCTTGGTGAAATCTTTGGTTGAAAGCCCTAATTTATCAAGCGCACCTTGTGCTGCTTTTGAAGGTGACTGTAGGCTAGACAGCGTCTTGCGTAACCCGGTCCCGGCTTTATCAGCTTCGAGACCGTTGTTAGATAAGATACCGATTGCACTGGAAGTTTCAGAAAGACTTAATCCAGCTTGCTTAGCACTGACACCCGAATAACTAAGCGCGATCCCCATCGAATGGAAGTCCGTCGCCGTCAAATCGGCGGCATATGCCATCTCATTGGTGACCTTTTTAGTGTTTCGGATCATGCCAGAAGTTGAATTTGCCCGCATTCCAAAGGACTCTAAGGCCGCCGTTGAATCATGGACAACGTCCGAAAAACTGTCCCCAGAAGCCACAGACGCCTTTAACAATGCCTGCATAGAGCCAAGGGATTGTTCGGAAGTATAGCCACGTTTGGTTAGCTCCTGGTACCCCTCAGCAATCGACTTTTGTGACTTACCATACTGGATAGAGTATTTAGCCCCATCAGCCTGCATTTGTTTAGTGGCCCGCATTGAAGTTCTTGCGCTTTCACCACCGGTCGTCAGCAAATTATTGGTGACCTTATACTCATGCTGAAGCTCAATGGCCTTCTTAGCTCCATAGACAAACGCTGCACCGACACCTAGACTCAATGCCTTGGTCTTATCATAAACACGGTTAGCGGACTCAGACGCCGACTTCATAGACTTCTGTGCCCGATTGAACCCATTGAGTTCGTTAGAAGTCTTAGCCATCTGTAAGCCTAAGTCGTTAACACGCTTTCGCTGTGCCTGATAGGCCTCTGAGGTTGAGCCACTAGCTGTCTTTACTCGCTGGAGCTGGGTTATCTCTTTTCCGTACTGAGTCTGTAGGCTCGCGTATGTACCGCGCAGTGACCGAATATGGTCACTGTTGGCGGCATGCGCATGGCCTTGGGCCTTCAGCATCTCCGTATAGGAAGCATCAGCCTTTTTGGTTAGCTCAATGGTACGCTGAGAGGATTTAAGAGCGGTTTCGTATTCCTTGACCTGCTCTTTAAGCTTGGCCCTATCTTGCGCAGACTCTCGATCCTGTCGTCCAGAATTGCGTTGGGACTCAGTATAAGACTTGGCAGCTGACGTAGACTCTCGCTGGGCCGCTGCTGAAGCTCGCTGACTGGCTGAGAAACTGGCACTTGCTGTCGTTGCCGACTTCGTTGCCGTTTCTAGTGTTTTGACGCTACCTTCCGCAGACCGTAGCCCACTATCATCCACTTTCCAATCAATATCGATTGTCGTGTGCTTGATTGCCATACTTTTTCACCTCACTATTCTTCCGGGTCCATTCCTTGCATCAATTCAAATTTTTTATCGGCTTGATAGTTAAACATTTCTAGTTCGTCAAAGGTTGCCAACTCAACCTCTTCACGCGTAGCAATCCCCATCTCAACCGGCCACTCATACTGCCGATTGTTCCGATAGGCAAGCTCCAATTGCATTCCTTTTCGATTACTTGCGCAGCCATTTGCCAAGAAACTGATCAGCTTTTTCCATGACCTCACCATAGCCGTCATGTTCATCCCAGTAATCCCAATTCGTCTGAGGTTCCACAATTACTGTTTTCATAAGGCTCTCATTGTATGTGGTGTTATCCATAACTCCATTCCCCATGCGCGCAAAGTCAACGATGTTGTGTGCCTTCTTTAAGCCAGGGAAAAAGAACGTGTAGTCTTTGGGGCCATCGTAATCATCAACCGTGATGGTTTCAGTCTTACCCATCCGCTTGAGTGGCATCCGTTCCACTTCATCACGTTTTTGCCGCGCCTTCGCTACCTCATTAGTTGCCTTAGTGTCTTGCGATACAGTTTTCTTTGCTACAGTCATTTGTAATCACCCTTTACATAAATTTTTGGTACAAAAAACGCTCAGGGAGTCGAACCCTAAGCGTCTAGTTTTATTCGTTCATTTCATCGTTGTAGTCAATGCACAAGATTACCCATGCTTTAACGCCGGTCTTGGTCCCCGCACCAAATGATGGTACTTTTTGGATTTTGGCCTGATTCGAGTAAACCCGTTCGTGTGGCGTCGTAACACTCAATGTAAATTCTTTATGGGCATTAGCGAGAGCCATCAACTTAAGGTTCGCTGGTGAGCCAGCAGACAGGTTAATCGTGATAGTTCCATGAATGTCATTGTTTGTACTAAAAACACCCCAGCCTTGAGCATCAACATCATAATCTTCGGAGTTGTTAGCTCGTTCGCCTGATACCATGTCCCCAGGTTGATATCCGTACATTGGTTCGTTATCAGCGATGACCTTGACATCAGTTGCATCGTAATTCCATTTAGCCATTATTTTTCACCCCTTTAGTATGGAAAATCGAGAGTACCGCCGACCTTCATACCATGCACAGCATCGGCAGGCGTGTAAGACCAGTGAATCCCGTTATATTGACGGTTCTTGATATCCTCAACAGACAGGTCGGCATACTTATCAGCCGTAACTGAGTAATCAGCTGCCTTAGTTGTGGCATTGTAAGCAATAATCCCGTTGGCATAGGCCGTAGAGAGAACCTTCTCAACAACTGCTTGGAGTTGAGCAAATCCAAGATCATCGAAAGTGATCTTATCTTGCGTGTTCAACAAATCTTGAAGAGATGATTCGATGTTGACCTTGACCCAATCACTGCCATGCAAGACATCGATCCAGTCTCCGGAAGCTGTCCATCCGTTAGAGCTAACGGCCTTTTTCCCCTTGACTACATAGCAAATACCATGAGCCGCCTCAATTGCTGCATACTCGGGGTAGGACAAGTCATCGACCTCAACACCCACTAAATCTCCCTTACCTTTCCACGTCACAGAGCCGACCGTCTGGTTAGCTACTCGACCTAAAAAAGCCACCGGAAAGTTATCCGTGGTGGCCTTATGAATGAGGTTAATGGTCCGCTTATTGGTGTAAGCCTTCGCTGCGTCAGGCGTGGGGAACTCCGCAACTAAGAACTTGAAGTTCTGTTCTTCAATATAGTTGCTAAGTTCCAGCTGGTCCGCATCACTATCACCGATAACAACGGCAAAGTGCCAGACGCTGAAGAAATAAGCCGCAGCAGCGGCAGAAATCCCACCAGTCGTTGCCTTCGTGTCAGCATCAGTCGTGGACGCTGTGTAGGTGATCACTTCAATCGTAGTCCCTGCATTCGGTTGTGCGTAGTATGCTGATGCCACCTTATAGATGTCAGTGCCTTCCGCGTAGTCAGCCGCTAAGGCATCCAAGCTTGAGTACACTTGGTCCTTTTGGGTATCACCCTTAATAAAAAGTCCCGGAACCCCTAACCCAACAGGGATTACCGGGTGGTTGACATCAATCGTAACGATGATGTCACCAATCTTCGTAGCTACAGTCATTTAGCTACCTCCTTAATTTGTGTTGTCTAAGTTAATCTTGTCGATGGTTGGAACATCTTCATGGAAGTCATCCACTACTCGAAGGTGTAAATCAAACCCAACGCGCCGTTCGTAATTGATGGACTGAAAAACGCTTCGGTTGTCGAAAGAATCAATATCGGAAATTACAATATCGTGATCTGTTCGAAGTTTGCGACGCACGGCATCAGATTTGAGATTCTTGAAGAGTTTCATAGCGAGGTCTTGAGCCTTAATGCTGTTGTCACTACAGCAAGTCATTGAGACCGTCAAATCGAACATCTCACCGTTATTCATTTGCTCCATGTCCTTGATGTAAGGCGTGGTTATTTTATACGTGAAAAAAGGGTAAGCGCGTTGCGGCCCAGAAAAGTCCTGCTCAACTAAGTCACATCCCACAAGGTCTTTAACTTCGTCAATTAGAACGTCGGCTAGCCCTCCATACTCGAAAGAACCGTCAGTCATAGTTACTTACCCCCTTCATGTCGTACTCGTAAACATCAGAGTAATCCGCATAATCCCGCTCGTGGTCAACAACGTACTTTCGACCGGTCCGCTTATTTTCTACAATGGTTCCCTTAGGGGCCTCCATCGTTGAATACCAAACAGCATCGTAAGATTGCGTCTCTCCACCCGCGTTATGCTGAACCTCCATGCTGTACAGTGATGTCTTGGATGGCACCACCAGTGGCTCACTGACCTCAACTGGTGGCGTCTCATGGTCCTTAACCCAAGTTCCATGCTCTAAGTGACCACCCTCGCCATTGGCAGGTAGATACACTAGCAGCGGGATTCCAAATTCCACTAGCATGTCGGCAAACTCTTCATACATCAGACGTTCACCACCTTATATCTCACAGCATCAATAAGATGACCTGTATCTTCCAGTGGTGAGCTAGAACCTTTACGAGCAATAGTTATGGGAGAATTGGCAGGTGATTCAATGGAACGTATTTTTTGCACGATACTCCGTTGAATGCGATTACCTAAAGATTCCATGATTTTTCTAGCTGTAATACCGCTATCACCCATCCCCAGCTCGATAACTTGATCAACAAGATACTCAACCCAGTCATCAACATTTTCGTCAAAGGTAGACCGAATAAAGGATCGCTCTGGTATATGAACCTTCTTCACCAGATAGAACATCGGGATAAGTCCACCCTTACCATCACTGACAGCAAGAATGTTTTTGTCCTTTGGTCGAAAAAGGCCCTCAATGTCCCGAGCCTTGGCTCCTTTGGGTGCATTTTCGGTGGGAATTGTCAGCCATTTGCCATTCTTCGGTTCAATATCAGCGCCATACTCGTTGGCGGACGCAATCATTTGCATAAACGACCCGTCCTCACCAAATATCCCAACTTGTAGTTGAAGATGATTCAGCTCCGCCATCTCCCGCTCAACGTCTGGAATTCTGTCGAAATTTTCCATCAAATCACCACAATTCTGAGGGAGCCACCATCACCGAACTGGCCCAACAAGTATTTGTACCGGTCGGCCCAAGCGTTGACACCCTTGAAATATTGCTTCTTCAAATCCCCAACTTGCTTCAGAGAAACACGGTCATCCTCACGACTGATCAGACTCGCTGCTAGATAACGGCATGCTTGCTCTTGATACTGTGTGGGGAAACCCCGGTTCTGAACTTCAGTCCAAGCATCATCAATTGCGAGTTGGATAGTATCGTCACTGACCTTCGTCAAGTCCGACCGAATCAGCCGAACGTTCTGGATGGTGCTCTTATCCGCTTCATCCACTTAGACCACCTCTATTCATCTTCCGGGGTCTTTAATTCAGCAATCCGAGCCTTCAACGTGTCCACCATCTTCTTACGACCGGCGCCGCGTTGTTCATCGGCTAACCACTTGGTCAGTGTCTCAACCGATACGGTGTCAGCAATCTCAGGCAGTGCTTGGTCAAGGGTCATGTCAGTAACGCTTTGCACGTCCTTGCCACCTTTACCTTCAACAGCGGATAAGGTGCCCTTTTCAATTAAAAAAGCATTCAACTCGTTCGACTTGATAGCCGCGTTGAATGCTTCGGATTGCTTCTTGGTGAGTTGGTTAGAACCGGGGACCAGTTGCACCCCACCAACATTGTGAATGAATTTGCCCTTATTTTTAACTAGCATGGCGTCCTCCTCAGATTCCTGACAGCTTAACAATGGCGTACGGCGTCTTGATTACCAGACCACCGGTCCGTTCATCGTAAGGCACAATCGTGTTAGGATAGTGCGCTTCTTGTGGGAACTGCGTGACATCACGAGGGAGCAAGAAGCCACCGGTTTGTGAAGTGGAATCAAAGATCATCGCACATTCGGAGTTATCCAACCCCTTACCTACTAATGCGGAGGTCGTTTCAATTGAGTTAAACCAGCCGGCGGCCTTGATGACTTCCAGAATAGTCCGGGAGTCGTAGTCACTGTAACGTGAGTTCAAAGATTCATATTGAGCAGGAGCTAAGACTAGCTTCAACCGTGCTTGATTGAACCCCGGAATTACAGTGATTAAGGACTTAGCCTTACGTAAGGTCTCTTGCATCTCTGCCCCGGTCGACTCTGAAAACTTCTTGTCAGCGTTCATTGCCTGAATACCTTCAAGGTTTGTCAGACCTGTGATACCAACTTTTGATTCCCCGTTGAAGATGATGTCATTTTCCTTTTCAGAGATTGCCCGGCGGACAGTTTCAGCTTTATCCGTTTGAAGCGGTTGTCCGGCCATTTGAGCGGCAAATACTTCCTGATACGTGAAGTGAATACCAGCAGCAATGGTGTAAATTGGCTGATAAGCTCGCTTAACGTCTTCGTCAACCATTGGCAAGTCATCGGCCCCGTTGGCAATAACCTTGGCAGCACCGTGCCGAGTCATTAGGCTGTATCCGTAGGTCTCTGCACCGGGATTTACCCCAGAAATTTTTGGAAACAGTGACCGACCAATTAATTCTTCTTGTGGCGCCTTAAGCACCGTCTTTTCCATCGCAATTAAGTCGCGATTTTCAATCATCGCTAATTCTTGTGGCATCTACTGTCGCCTCCTTATGGCAAGTTAATTTGAAGTTGGGCCGTTGAGCCCGCAGTGGCGTCGTCGGCAACAAACTTACCTGCCGTCTTAAACGTCCCCACAATCGTGTCAGCATCTGCGGCCGGCTTGAAGTTCCCAGTCGTTCCGTCAACAGCAGCTGGTTGGCCTTCCGTAACATCGGCCGTGATGGCAACGTTGATGGTCCCCTTACGCAAAACAGGAACCATTTGCTTAGCCTTGTACTTAGACGTTTGTGGTGAATCATCCAAGTTATCGACGTAGTCCTTGGCTACTGCAACGCCATAGAACTTACCGTCACTGACGGTTGTAACAGCCCCCGAACTCATTTGAACGGCGGCCCCGGCAGCTACTACTCCTGCAGCAACCGCTGAGTCAACTTCTGTATGCCGAATGTCGGCAATCTTGCCCAACCCAATGTTGGGGTCCATGTACATTTGTGGTCGTGGAATTAATCCCATGAGTTATCCCTCCTTTACTTGTAGGCGTTAGCTCGGTCGCCTTTGAGCTTATCTACCGAGTCAGTTTCGTTTTGATTCACACCTTGGCCACCCAACGTGTGAGTGAACCCTTTCTTATCTGCCAAGGAAACCGCAGAATCGTAGAATGCATTGATATAGTCGTCAGACTTATCCTTTTCATCAAACGAATCATTGGTTGTTTTGATGGCAGCCACCTTAACTTCCCGGTCAGTCTTCCCCTTGAAGTCGAAGCTATCACCAACAAAACGAGCTGCGCTAGTCTGAAGTGCAAGCCGTGCGTCAATGCGCTTGTCTAAGGCGTCTTGGTCAAGTTGCTTATCCTGAGCATCCTTGAGTTGCGTCTTTAAGGCATCCCGTTCACCCTTAAGTGAATCGGCTTCCTTCTTGGAACTCTTGGCCTCATCTTCAGACCCTGAAAGCTGCTTCTTTAACTGAGTCACAGTTGCTTCCGCAGCCGCAAGCTTCTTCTTTAAGTCGTCGTGGGCGTCCGCAACATGCTGGTCCACTTCGAACTGTTGGCTGTCGATAATCAAATTAGCCATGTGTTTTCCTCCTGTATTCGTGTTGTTATCGCCCATAACAAAAGCCGCACTGTCATGAATTGAGATTCCATGACCTGCGCGGCCTCTATCTACGATAGCAATGTGATTAATTTTGATATTGCGCTGAGCGGCATCATACTGGGCTCCGCCGTACTCTCCGGATTCCGTGGGAACATCGGCATTGAATCCGATTGAAAGCTCCCGCTTCCCCGACTTAACTTGGGCAATCATGTCTGGGTCCGTAATGGTCGCCCCAACTACCAGCTTATTGTCCTCAACGTGAGCATCACCGTCTGTCATCCCAACTGACAATGCTTTGAAGTTACGTACGTCAACGCCCACGTTTGGGTGGTCATTGGTCAGTGGCTTGTTGTTCGCAGATTCGATGGTTTCCTTAGAAAATACCTCGTCCGGAAGCTTTGCCACTTGGGAGACACTTCCACCATTACGCATATACGGAAAAACTCCGGGACGCGTAATCGGAAACTCCCCGTGTAAGTAACCCTCAGGCGTCTCAACATACTTGCCAAGCTCAGCACGATCATAAAATTTCATGCAATTACCTCCTATGGCAATTGCAGAACCTTACCGGGCTTAACCGAATAGTCCTTCAAGCCATTAATTTTTACAAGTGTGTCTAACGAAATGCCAGCATCAGTGGCAACCCGCCATAGCTTGTCGCCTTCTTTTAAGGTCACGGTCTTGGCCGCACCCTTAGGCTTAGTTGCTGATGCTGCTGGTGTCGTACTCGAAGCATACATGCTAGCAGCGGTTTTAGAGCTAGATGCTGCAGAACTTGGCGTACTTGCGGCACTAGATGAATTTGTATCTGCCATACTTTCACCTCCCTTCGTTTCGTTACTCTTCTGAGTCATCAAATTCGTCATCAAAAACAGGATCACCAGTACAACGGCACCCATAATCTTCTCCGGGTAGTAAGTCAGCCGTGTCGTAATTGTAGATAATGCCTTCACGTGCCACATGACTGGCACGCTCACGCTCGTCCATCATGCCTCTCCATTGAAAGTGATTAATTCCGGCTGTTTGGTGCCTAGTACGGGTCATCTGACTGTAGATGGTCCCGGACTGGTCCCGGGCAATGAAAGCGGCGCGATTTCGGCTCATCTTGCCTTGGTGACGAATTGCCTCCGCCATCTCGCCGTATGATTGTCCCTTGGTAACACCGCGGTAGATAATTTGCTCAATCTTCGTCGCATAATCATCGCGGATACCCTTGATGTAACTGACATTTTCGGCAATCTTGCCTTTAATGTAACCATCGAGCTGTGCATCCCCTGCGACCGGGTTAATAGCCAAGACTACCGGCTTACCAGTAGAAAGCAATGTCGAATGTTTCACTAGCTCGTGAGATTGAATCTGTGACGACACGTTGGCACGATTGCTAGTACTGATAGCCGACATAAACCGCTCAACCATTTGCTGGGCGTCGGTATCGGTGAACGAACCGAGGATCAATTCTTTTAGCCGTTCGATTAAAGACTCAACCCAGTCGATCATGTCGTCGTTGTAAAGTGAGTCGTTAACGGTTCCCCGGTCAATTACCGGCTTGACCTCTGACTTAAGCAACAGTAGTGTAGTGCTCTCAACTTGGCCTACAGCCTTACCGACAGTATGTGCGTATGATTTCTCAATTCTTAGTGGATAACGCGTGTGTGGCACTCTCATGACTAATCACCGCCATGTTCTTTGCGATAAGCTTCAACTACCGCCCGGCGCTCGTCATCACTCATACTGTCCATGTCAACTGAGCCGTCTGGGTCCATGCCACCTGACCCAAAGCGCGCCTCTCGGACCTCATTGGGCCCTTGCACGCCATTCTGGATGTAAATCTGGTCGGCCTGAGCGTTTGCTAAGCGAATCTGCGAATCGGTTTGCGAATCAACCGACCACAGCGGGTTAAATTCGATGGACCAGTTAACTGTGTCGGGGTCCAGCGGGCCGCCACACTCATCACTTGCCCGCATGAGCAATTTGAGTAGGTATTCCAGCTGGGGTCTCATCTTGTTCTCTTGGTCCGAAGCAATGCGGCTATAGTAGTTCATCACATCATACTGTGCCCCAGTCAGTGTCCCGGCCTCTTGGCCTTTAAGAACCGACTTAGGCATGCGGGCAGCGCCGCTAAGGTATTCCCACAAGAAATCAAGTAGGCTGTCAATGCCGCCGACGTTGGTTGATTCTTTGGTCAATTCGTCCTTGTCACTAATCAACGCGGTGGACTCAGTTCTAAACTTGGACGAAGCTGCCGCCCCAACCTGCAACAGCTTGTCGGGACTCGTGTCGTCAACCGATGGGGACTTGAAGACTTTGAAAACGTAGTCGTAAAGAATCTCACCGACCGAGTAGAGCCCTGTATCCATCGTCATTAAGATGTCGTAAATGGTCTCCAATAGCGAGACACCTTCCGTTTCATCTTCGAACCGCAGTTCTTGTTGGCGAAGCAAACGTGACTTATCTACCTGCTGTACCCCATAATAATTTGACCCTTGCACGTCAGCGGTTCCGTTGTTGATCTGATAACTTAGAGCTTGACCGTAAGTTGGTGAGAAGACGTCATCATCGAACTTGGTCTCGTTGACCTTCTTAGAGCTAAATGCCGTAAGAAATGGGATTCGCAACAGTCTGTCCGGGTTCAAAGGGTCCTCAAGACCATAATTCCAGCTCTCGGTCGTACTGATAGCAATGTACCCCGCTCGGTAAAGCCGTGAGTATCGGTAAAGGTCCTTGAATCGCTTCTGAGCATTCAGTTCATTTAATCGCGCCTCATACTTAGCTGCTAGGGTATTATCGTCCATCTTGATATGCCAGCCATTACGGGTCATATCCTCAGCGGGAATGTCCACAATGTTTCGGGCCATCGAATTCCCCCGATACAGTTGCTCCAACTCGTATTCTTCCAAATGGTGTCCCATCCCCGGTCGCTGCATGCGGAAGGGGTCTGGGTGTCGTGTTCCTGCCGTTGGTGCCTGCTTGGTCTGCATAAAGTCCATGATCAACGGGTTACCATCTAGCCCGACAATATCTTTGCTCATTCACTCACCTCCTTGCTTATACAACGCCGAAGCGCTTCTCTAGTGATTCGTATTGAATGATGTACTTTTCTAATCCGTAACGTAACGCGTCAATAAAGTGATTATTGGCGTCAACCGGCTTATTCAGCCAGTTTCCGTCCTTATCACGATCGAAGACGTAGGTGTTAAATTCCTCGATGGCGTGCACACAACTAGGCAGGATATGGATTCGATAGCCCTGCAAGAAGTTGATCCCATAGTCGATTGAATCAGGGCCTTTAATCGACGCATGCATACGCCGCACGCCTTTAGCCTGTAACTCATCAATCAATCGAGGTTCAGCACAATCGGCCCCAATATCGGACTTTAAGTAGTGGTTATCGTCCAACCAATCGAAGATATCCTGTGTCGTCATAGCTTTCTGATACAACTCTTTAAAAATCCAGATATCCTTGGTCTCGCGATTAATAGCAGCTTCAGCAAAGGTCGTGGGGTCATGAGTGAACCCAAAGTCCATCCCGTGACCCACGCCATCCGACTCAGCCACTACTTTGTTGACATCAAAGTCCTCAACAACCCAGTTCTCAAATACCAGCCCTTCAGCAACTCCCCAGTTGCCGTCACAGACAATCTGAGCCCGTCTGGGGTTAGTTCGATACAAGTCTAGGTATCTTTGCCTGTCTTGCTTATCAAGCCACTCGTTGACCCTAAAGGTAGTCGTTCGAGCAAAAACATCTGGCTTACGTGTCTCCGGGTCAAAAAACATTGGTTTCAACCAATGCCGTTCCGACCAAGGGTTAAAGGTTAGCGTGATTTGCTTGAAGAACTCCTTCTTCCACTTCTCCCGCTTGATTAATTCGTCAGCCGGAACGTACTGGTGCTCAGCATAGGGATCATCTAAACTCCCACGAATAGATTCAACAACGGTTTCAAACTTATCACTGTTCTCTATCTCGTAGGCTTCTTCAAACCAAGCCCAGCTAAGAATTCCCGTATCCACGTCAACTGAGGTGACCTTCAAGGGATCATCCAACCCTCGGAAAATAATCTTCTGACCGGTGGGTAGGTAAGTAATCTCCGGTTTTCCTTCGTTGCATTTGAAAAGGCGACTAACCCCAAGTCGGTTAATCGCCCATTTAAGCACCGTGTACGTCGAATCATGATTGGTGTTGGAGTACCGGCGGACCACCAGTAGGTTAGACCAAGGATACTTCATAATTCGGTAGATGAAGTTCAGTGCAGTCGTCCGAGACTTCTTAGATCCACGGGAACCCTTGACTACGCGAAAAAAGTGTCGGTCACGCCAAAACTCATTGTAGCCATGACCAATCAGGTACTTAATCTTTATCTTCGGTCGCTTAGCTGTCGTTACCATCGGCATCTCCTCCAATCTCTTCATCATCTTCTGGTACGTCATCAACGAATGTCGGTAGCGGCAGGTTATCACGGTCGCTATCACGCTTAAGCTGAGCAACTTCTGCTTTAGCCTTGTCAACTTGGGCCTCCATCAACGTGATACGCTTGCGCCGGATATCATTTTCATCAGCAATTGCTACGAACTGCTTAATCAAGTTCCCTAGCGTCCCCATTGCCCGAGACTGTGCCGCCATAAAGGTGGCCTGTTTGTCCCACGCATACTGCACATCATAGGACTCAACCTTTCCAATGCTAGACACTTCATTACTCATATCAGACTGATCCTGCACAAACATAATTTGCTGTGCCCTGATAATTGCCGTGTACTGCAGCGTGATGTTTTGCCAGATAATATCTGCCGGCGATTGTTGCTCCACAACCTGCAGAATATCGCTGGTTTCATCAGGAAGCCACTTAGCGAACAGGCCATGAGTGACCGCATTATGATTGTGCGGCGGCGCCCCACCATGGTTACCAACTGCATTATGATTCTCGTGGAGTGAATCGTAACGCTCCGTTTGAATCGGAGCGCTCCTTTTCGCGTTCTCGTCCCAATGGTCCGTCGATTTCCACTTACGGACCGTCGAAGCGGACACACCCAGCTCTGCGGCAATATCTTTAAGCGGCTCCTGTTTTCCGGATTCCAGCCAAATCGATTTAGCCTTGTCCCGGTCTGGATTTCTTCGTCTTGACAACCGTGCTCACCACCTCCCCACATCCGTGTTGTTTTGTAATTGCTGCTAAATACCGAGACTAATCAACCAACGTGTCCCGAATAAACTTTTCAGCAAACAAATTTTTCCGTTGTTTTTCGGTCAGTTCATTTGTTGGCGTCGGACTTAGTTGGGCATAAAAATCACCATGGACATTCCTTTCCATCCCTGTGACGTAACAGTAAGAACCTTCATACTCTATTTCTTGGCTATACGAATAAGCCCATGAAAATTGAGCTACGTTTTCTGGACTAAGCTTAACTGTGATGTTCATTGCTCTCATCCTTTGCTTTTGTGATTTCACCTACAGAAAAAGCACCACTATTTTGCGAGTGATGCTTGATTCAAAATCTGAAAATTTAAATTTATAAGTGTCATTTACACTATCTCTTGCAGGATCTCCTTATTAGACAAGCAAATTAAAATGTGGAATAATACTGTTGTAACAAATACATTATGGGAGGTTATATTATGAGTCTAGATGACAAGATTGATAGCACCAAAGATAAGGTAAGTGGAAAAGCTAAAGAAGTTGAAGGCAAGGTTACGAACGACAAGGCCCGTGAAGCTGAAGGTAAGGGTCAAGGTATTCTAGGTAAGGCTAAAGATAAACTGTCAGATGCCAAAGATGCTGTTAAAGATACGGTTGATGACGTAAAGGAAAAGTTAGATAAAGACGATAAATAAATTATCATTTTTAAGAAGACCAAAATCTGGTCTTCTTTTATTTTTTCACGCTCGTTACTCTATTTTTTCTCCACACCGTAATACGTGGTTTACGTGGCTGCTGTGGCTTTTTACGCTGCCACCGTCCATCTTTAAGCTGTCGCTCTAACTCGCCCAAACAACGTGCCTCTGTGCGGCTGACAAGGCCAAATTTTGTATTTACCATCTGGGCCATGCCGGCCACCTCCTAATTTTGGGCAAAATAAAAACGCCCCGAAGGACGTTGATTGTATTTAATAAAAATTACCAGATATCGGTTGACCAGTAATAATCGACTTTACGGTCGCTTTTAGTTTAGATTCAAACTTCTTAGCCCCAACTGCTGTGTCACTATAAAAAATAGTATTCGTGGTAGATACATCAAAGGGTAGCTTACCGTCATAGTCTTTCTTAAACGAATCTTCATCACAGATCGTTATAACCGGTTTACCAATTGTATTAGCAATCCCCAATTCATAAAAAACATTAGGATTTTTCCCACTCAGATCGCAAATAATAAACTTAGAAGTATTGATACTAGTCCAAATATTTTCCATGATGTTGGAATTATTAGCATCAAACATATCACCGGATTTCACTACGTTAATTTGAAATTCCTTTTCAATCACTGGTTTAATTAAATCGTCAAAGAATGCTGATCTTTTTGAATCAAACTGTAGAATTCCAAATGCTAATTTATTATCAACTGTCAAATTACGTGCTTTAAAGATCGGATTAAAATCCATAGTCTCCACCTCTTCTTTCTTAAACTTAAAAATGTTTTTATCTTGGCTATGATTTAATTGCAAAGTCTTATGCCAAATACTTTCTCCTAATTTCCTTAAATCAGCAGTAGTATCTATATCTTGATTGACACCTAATTTTTCATCTAATTCTGCTGAAAATTCCTTAACAAACTCCACTGGTATAGATATCCACTTCGAATATTCAATACCAGATAAAATCTTTGCACGTTTTTTTAGTATGGTATCCACTTCGCTAGACAGGACAGCTTCATCAAATAGAAGATTACAATTTCCTCGTGTTGCTTTTTGTGATGAAAACGCAATAACAATTTTATTCGGCAAAGAATTAAAAAGTACATAGAAGTCAAAAGGCTGTTCCATATGTAACCTGTTTTTTAAAACATTTAACTCTGAGTCCCAACCATCCAAAGATTCAGCAATAATTCCCCAAAGGATAAAAAAATTTTTTTGCACTTTTTTTCCAAAAATATTTTTCTTAATGATAACTGCACCTGGCTCATTAATGCCCCCAATGCTATTAGTGGACACCAGCCCCCCATAAATACCCGAATAATATATTGACACCTTTATACCTCCAATTAAAAAATGAAATTTACCTAAGTATATCAGAATAAATTGATCCTTTAAAAATGGAAGTATTAATCTTGAAAATTAGAATGACACTTTTATACGAAAAAGGAGCCGCTCTACCACAGACGGCTCCTCAGACTAATTTCAAACTAACTGAGAGAAGTTTTCACCTCTTTTCAGATTAGTTTGTATGACCCAATGTTAAGCAAGATTTGTTTTGGGCCAATGTGATTGGTGTGGAATCGAACCACACACGGAAGTCAAACCGCCCTCTTCTGGCAGGCCAACGCCAGTTACAATCACAATATGGACGCTATAGCCTTGGATGAACGGGAGAGCTCATCTCCTTAGGTTTATTTGCGTCCAACGCCCCTAACCGGATTCGAACCGGTGACCTCCCACGTCTCAGGTGGGCGCTCTAACCTAACTGGACCAACCTGCTGATCAACACAGGGCAGCTACCAATCCTCTGAGCTATAGCGACTTAATGGACCTTGTAGGATTCGAACCTACGACCGAACGGTTATGAGCCGTCTACTCTAACCAACTGAGTTAAAGGTCCAAAAGACCGGTTATGCAGGCCGGTCAATTTTATGAAGGAGTTTGGCGAGCTAGAACATGCGCTTAAATGAAGGGGAGTCGCCTCCCATTTTGTAATGCTCGCCAATGTCGCTGACGGGAATTGAACCCGCATCTCCTGGTGGCGGACCATCAGGCGGCTTAACCATTTGCCTACAGCAACGTGACGCAGGAACGGGGTGGCTCCCCACATCATTCGATAATACCAATTTACACCCCTAAAACGTGCTTTGAACGCCAATGTATCGCCAATTTAACGCCAATACCTCGCCAACTTTTTTATTCGAAACTAAAATTAACGTGTTGGTCCGGCTTGTACTTCTTCGCGATCAGGTCTTCGACCGCATCTGGGTAAATCTCTGCGAACGTCAACAATGCTTCCCGCAGATACCGGTCAAACGTCCGTTCTGTCATGCTGTCGAGTCGCTGGGCACACTTGACATTCGTCCATCCATAAATGTACTTGTACAGTAGAATCTTGCTGTAAACGGCCGTACTGTCGTCAATCTCACCAGCGGCATCAATCACCTTCTCGACCAACGTGTACATGAACTGGGCATTAAGCCGGTTAACATGCTTGGCATCCGCTGTGTTTTCGTAATTTGGTGACTTCGGCATGCCGTCGTATGTAGGCGACTGAAGGCTGAAACTGACACGGCGGGCCTTTAACTTCCATCGTCGGTATTCTCCCAGCACCCGTTTTGCGTTATCGATTGTCTTATCCTCATCTACGTTTTTAAAAATGCTTTCCATCACAGCCACCCCTGCCTATGCTATAATTAGTTGTTGGGACTAATCGTAGCGCGGCTTATGGCTGCGCTTTTTTGCTGTCTAAGACTCAATTGCCTTAATGAACTCCTTAAAATCAACTGGAATGTCAAGCACATCCCCGTTAGTCAGCTTAATCTCCGTGCTGCTCGCTTTGCCGACTCGCCTAATCGTAGTGATGTTATTAGTGTTGATAATAACGTTTCCAACGTTCCGCCATTTGGCAGTTGCTCCACCGGTTTGCCCGTTTTCATCATTCATACGGTTATCCCTCCAATCTGTCTTGAATCTGTTGACCATACTTATGAGCGGCAATGCCAAGCATCATCTCAATCCCCCTAGCCTGCGCCTCATATTCTGAAATAGTCGTCACCATGTCATCACCTACTCTAGTCATGCGATCCGCGATACTGATGAACGCACTTGTAAGACTAGGGTAGTAACCCATGACCGTTTCGTTGAGGACAACTCCGTTCTTTGTTTTACGTACATCGGGTGTTCCATCACCATTTAGCTTCGCGATACTAACGATGACATTACGTGGTTCGCTCGTGATGTGATACTCAGCGATTCGCATATCAATCATGATTTTCCCTCCTACATAAATTAAAAGTTTTATTTCAACAATTCATCCGAAATTTCGGCCTCGGTTAACTCGTGTAACTCTAATATCTTTACGAATCGCTGATTTTTAGTTCTCCCCTCATCATTAAGGCAAGTAACTAAATCGTCCACTCGATAATATTTTTGATCTCCACCATCAATGGAAATCTTAATATTGGCGTTCTTGTCAATGTCCGGTAAATACTGCTTATTTAAGCGAGTTTCTCGAATGCTATCTGATACATAACCAATCGCCAAACAAGCAACAGCAAGCACTAAAATACCAGCAAACACGTAACCAATCGTATAAAACATTTCTCCATCTCCTACATAAAATAAGAATTTTAACTAATAAATTGGCTTGCCAACTATCTTTTTAGTATCAAGTTGAACCGGCCGTGTAGACAATACCACATATCCCGGTCTCTGCTTATAATCAGTAATGAAAGTAACTGAGACCGATGCGCTTCTTCCTGTATACTCGCCATTAGACCACTCTCGAAGCCACAGCATATCGTTAACCTCAAAGTTACGATCGTTCTTCCGGATTTCGAAATTCTTTAGTCCATTAAGCTGTGCTTCCATGAATTCTGGGGCAATTTTCAATTCTTGAACTTTAGCCATAATATGCCTTCTTCGTTCCATTCACGTGTTGATGAATAGTCTCCCCTTGGCTTGGGGTAAAATGCGGTCCAAGTAATTCAGCTACCGCCGCTAATTCCTTTTTGGTAAGCGGCCGGAGGGCCATGATATCCACCCTTACATCATCACGTCGGGAGTGAATTTCAAGTGCCATTTTATTTTCCATCATCATTTGATTACCTCCATTTTTTCTGCTATAGCCCTAATTACAGGAACGGTGACACTATTTTCCGCCTGCTTGTATAGCTGGCTGCTACTAATTCCAGCAAATAGATCAATGAATTTCATTAGCCGCCTCCAATAAATCAATGGACCCAGCAGGCTCAAAATTGCACCATATGACTTCTTGCCGCTTTTGCCCCGCCTCGGCATGTGCCTCAAAGTAGCGCTTGCGCCACCCAATTAAGTAGCTATCGTACATGCTGCTCGGATATCCGCTAAGGATAACCTTGCCCTTGAATCCCACTAGCGTGTCCAGCAGCGCTTCGTGGTCGGCATCCGTCATCTCTACAGCGTAGTGACGCTTGGTTCGCGTACTCAGCAAGTATGGCGGGTCCACATACGCGAGAACTCCCGGTCGATTGTAACGGTCAAGGATTTGTAGGGCCGGTTGGTGTTCAATCTGAGCATCCTTAAGGCGTGCCGCCACTGCCATGATTCGGCCGTCAAGATGGTTCCACTCACCAATCTTTCCGCCCACCTTGTCAATATTTGAGCGCCACCCGGTACGATCACTCGTCTTGCCGCCAATTGCTTGCCAGCTTCTTACCATGAAGCGTCGCGCATCTTCCACGGGATCCGCAGAAGGCATGTAAGCCATCTCGTGTTCCTCACGCGACAGCGGGGTTAATTCGATTGCCTGAACCAACTCATTTGGCTGATCGCGGCAAACTTTAAAAAAATTAATAACGCGGCTGTCCAAGTCGTTGATTGTCTCTACCTTAGACTGGGGCTTGTTGAAAAACACGGCCCCAGAACCAAAGTAAGGTTCTACGTAGGTTGTATGTGGCGGCATCATGTTGATAATAAAATCTGCCATGGACCACTTACTGCCGGGATAATTTAATATCCGTTTCATCGTTTAATCACTTCCACTCGCCAGCCATTGATGACTGGCTTTTTCTGCTGCCATATAGCAGCCTTGATTTTCCACGTTGGTATGTGTCCCAAGTAATGCTTCCGAGCATAACCTAGCCGACACTCTATACAACCATGTTCACTTGATAGTCTTAATAACATGAATCTAATCACGACTTTTCTGATTGTTGTTCTTCTAGCACAACCAAACCTTGGGGCGTCCATTTAACCCTGCGCCCAGTCTCATTGTTCCGCTCTCGTAAGTCTTTAGCGCTGTACGACATATTGGGCCACGTTCGCTGGTCATAGCGAGCCACTGAACGTTGCTTAGCTTGATTGTTTAACCGTTTCTCCACCTTACGGGAGTGGCGTTTCTTGCGTTGGGTATAATCACGGTCAGATTGACGACCGGCACCCGTAATTAATCTAACCATTGCTTCGCCTCCGTGACTGTGACTTCAATCCGCGGATCGTCCGAGTAGTACTTGCTGGCTGTTAAATCAACAATACAGTTGTCATCTTTCCAGATAACACCCGTGAGCGCGTCTTCGATGAGTTTGACGTAATTGGACGTGTCAGGCTTAACTATCGGCCGATGAATGTTCTGGGCCCGCCTAGCATGTTCAATGTTACTGATACTGGTCTGTATTGGTCGATAAATGGCGATGTGTACCGACAATGGTCTTTTACCAATTAGATCACCGTGATACTTTTTACTAGCTTCTAATGACACATACTGCTTATACGTCCGACTTTTTAATGGATCATACGCATGTCCGCTACGATTAAAACGTGGCCGCGCTGCTGGAACTGGCTCGCCATATACAACTAACTCAATCACCGGCGACACCTGCCAATGGTAATTCTGTCTGCTGAATCAACATTTTGGTAGCAGTGCTTGGCCGCCAATCATCAATGAACTTTTCGGCCTTGTCGAAGTCCCTTTCACGAATCTGAGTACGTGTGCGGACGCCAGTTACTTGATTAAGGCCATTGCTAATGTCTTTGTATAGCTCACTTCGTTGTTTACGAGTCAGCTGCAGACGATGAACCTTCACGTAATCGCTAACTGCCTTGTTCACGCGTTTACCGATATGGGCGTACTCGGACGGATCAAGTTTGGCATTGCTCTCCAAGTCGTCCACCCGTTCTTCAACGTCAGTCAGACGATGATTCGCCCGATTGCTATTTTCCATGGCTAATTGAAGCCGTTCCTCAGGTGTCATCGGTAACTTAACCTGCTTTTCCATTGTGTTAAAGGCTTCAATGTAGTCCAACTTAAAGTTAGTCGCACGTTTTCCTGTAAAGCCCATTGCCAGCAGCGTAAATCCATCGCGGTTCATGTAGTAAGCCCGCCGCGAACGTCCATAGGAGTCCGGAATATCACTCTCAACGTACATCTGCGCAAAATTGCGCACATCTTTCATGTCATCAATAGCCCGCAAAACATCGCGGTGATTTTTGCCAAAAGTCTCTGCTACTTGCAGGCTCGTAGTAACTGCCTGTCGATTTTTCATAATTACTAAGTCGTTCATGATGTAGCCTCCCGTTCTGTTTTTCCATTCTGCTGTAGTCGCGCTATCCGCATGTTGATTTTTTCCTGTTGTTCAGGCGTTAGTTCCGTTCGGGTAGCCGTTGGAGTGGTTCCCGATTGTGCCCAGTCTGGCAAGGTTTCTTTGGTGTTTGTCTTCTGCCCCTGACGCGGTGGATCAGGCAGCATATCCAATGTGTCAGTCCACCTGTGCTCGGCAATCCAGTTATCAGGATTCTTGGTATACTGCTCAGTCCGTTTTTTAATTTTGCAGTATTCTGCATACTTCTTGGCACCAGTTTCAATGTCATCGGGACTAAATCCGTTGTCAATGGCAATCTTAAACTCATCGAATGCCTTATCGAATCCTTGTTTTTTTGGATAGGTTAGCCAAAATCCAAGATTGAATCTTTCTCGAAGCTGGTCATCAGTCACCTTGGGCTTAGTATTATCTGATTTACTATTATTTCCTTTAGTATCATTTAATATACTTTGTGTACTCTCAACGTTGGAAACGGGGTTATCGGTGTTGGTTACTTGGTTTCCAACGTTGGAAACCCGCAATAAACTAAATTTTGGTTCGATATGATGATTTTTCTTCTGGCGTGCCGCCTGCTCATATCTAGCCTGAATACCATGGGAAGTTAAAATGTGATATTTTTCAAACATGCCATTATCGAAAAATCCAACTTCTGTGGCCCGTTTTACCAGCTCATCTACCGCACTTTCCTTGGTACCGACTTCGTCAGCCACCAAGAAGCACATATCTGAATCCCACACGGCGTAATACCCTTCATCACGATAAATATTACCCAGCAGGCTCAGCAAGATGGACCCTGTAGCGATTCCACAAGAACGCATGATTTTTCGAATCTTGATATCTCTGAGAAAATCAACATCTATTGAATAGTAATCAATTCCTTTTTTTATTGGACGTGCCATTTACGCACCTCCTAACTTGCCTATATGATTATTTTTTATCACCATTAATGGCATCGTAAATATCCTTTTGCTGTTGCTCTGTTAGGCTGGAATTACTTTTGCTTGATTGCACTGTTTTGGCTTTGGATGAACTATCAGACGATTTGTTTGCGTCTGCCGCCGCATTATCACTATCAGAGTTAGTTGCGTCATCAGTGATGTCCAACCGATCTTCCACCAGCTGGTCATTATCATCCAACGTTTGAGCCTTCTCATCTTTACTGACAGCGTTTTGCATTTCAATGGACAAGATTCCCCAGCGGCCTAACATACTTCTTAGCACTGTTTTAGTTGCCATAGCATCGTAGTTATCACGCCATACACCAGTTAGTGCTCGTTTGTCCTTAGCTTTGTTATTGGCTACCCGATGTGCCTCTACTTGGTCACGAGTCCAATAAACGGTTTTAGTAAATCCATTTAGAAGTTCAAAATAGCCTGCATATCCTACAGCCTTATCCGAAGTGGCTTTGGTGAAATCATACTTTAGTTCCTCAGCCAACGGGTTCCATGAAATGAATGCCCCCTCAGGAATCGGGGCCACATTTAACTTACGATACTGCCCCGATCGTTGTGCCAATTGAATGTAGCCTTTGTAACCAATGATTAATTGAGCTTTTTTCTCCCATCGATCGGTTTCTTTGTTCATGCTGTTAAATGGAACGATGTAGGCATAGCCAAGGTTGGGATCAATCGGCAAATCCAAAGTTGCTGCAACCATCGCGCTAGTCATAATGGACATTGGCTGAGCATCCGCTAGATAGCCATTCGTGTTAACAACATTTAGAACAGAACTAACGAATCCTGATGATTTTTCCTTCAATACATTTTGGAATTTAGCTTGAATTGTTGGTGATTCAAGTAGAACTTTGATTGACGCATTTTTAGCGCTGACCTTTTGCGGTTGCGTATTTAACGCTTGGTTTAAAGTGTTATTAGTAGCCATCTTTACCTCTCCTTAATCCGTAGTACGCGATTGCCTTTTTTGGTAAGTCGATTAGTAACGACGAAATGTTCTGACGTGCCAACCTCAGTAGTTAGCATTGCCGCGCGAACCTTGTTTTCAGTTGTTTTGATATCATTGTTGTAAGTCTTGAGCCCCTCTTTGAGGTGTTCACGCTCAACCAGTAATTTATCCAAGTCATCATCTAAGATGATTGGCTGTCCTTCGGTCTTATGATGCAACTGCTTTAGAACATTGGTCGTTGAGTCGGACCCATCAACTTCCGGCGGAATGCCTTGGATAATGTGCTTATCCCACCAATCAACAATTTGCCGACGCATGGTAGCAATTAATTCATCATCTCTGTCTACCCGTTTAGTAATGAAGTGGTGTCCGCCGATTAGGGTTGCGAAGTAGCAGTAAGGACGATCAAGAACCATCATATAGTGTTGAACCTGTAGCAAGTATGCTGGTGGAATCTCATCATCGACCCATTCTGAGGACTTAAATTCCATAGCTGTTTTGATTTCAAGGAAACCAGGCTCGCCAACGATATCCCGGTCGATGTCTGCCCGTAAAAAGTCATACTCAGGATCAACGAATGTTTTGTTTTGACGATGGACCTTCTTACCAGTTTGTCGCTGAAACTCTTGAGCAATTATGGGCTCCATAATATTTCCCCAATGGGTAAATTCATTACCACTATCATCAATTGGCAATTGGCCTGTTTTGTCGGCCCACACTTCGAACGGTGAACGCCAACTATTGAAGCCCAAAATAGCAGACACATCTGAACCGCCAATTCCCTTACGGCGATGCTCTAGCCACTGATAGCGGTTCATCTTGTAGGTCATCTCGACCTTTGGACGTAAACGCTCTTTAACTTCATCCATTATTTCTCCTCCTCAAACTTGTTACGGCCAAGATAGGTGACTAGTCGCACCTCTGGGCAGTACCCATAAAGTGCCAGTACAGCACTCTGATAGCTGTCGTGACCGCCATCCTTGAAGTTTTCAAGGTAGTTATCAACGTCAATCAAGTCATTGTAGATATATGTTGGTTGTTCTTTGTCGTCAACGACCCAGTAGCGGCTATTGATCAGTAATGGCTCGCCGTTGGTATCTAACACTTCGGGAGCGGCCGTGCTTGCATCGTCCTGGTGCCGGTACAACTGAGTATAAGAGGCTGTCATGCCACCTAATGCCATTGCAACCACCGCCCGTCTGAGGTAGAATTGATATTGAAAAAGTATGATAAATGTAATTTATCTTCGAGTTCTGAGCTGCCACTCAGGGCTCTTTTTTTATGCCAAAATGTCATTTTTTGTCCTCCAATCCGAAGAAATCCATTGCCCATGCTTTCCAGCCGCCCATGTCGTGAACACTCTCAGAAAGCTTGAATCCTAGGAACATTGCCCCAGAAATCAATCCGAACCATGACACACACTCGCCGACATAGTAATAAAACAAATCCATTCTAATTACCCCCTTTCATCAAGATATCGAAGCCAAGCATCACGAATTTCTGGATAAATCCAAACTCGTTTTCTGCCTTTTTCGCCAACCTTACGTTGCAGTTCCTGCACATATGACAGTGGGACAAATGTTGTCTCAAGCGTTGATACTGAGGAACCTGTCATCGTGGCAAGTTGCTTAATGTTAACGGAAATTTGAAATTGTTGGTCTTCGTTAAGAAGATCGTCAACACGACTCTCAATGACCTTTTCCGCAACTGCTTGTGGATCAAATGCAGACATAGCCTCACCCTCCATATTGATTGTTATATCTATCAAAATAGCTTTGCAGTTGAACCCCAGCATATTGGGCCTTCATTACAATGTCCGTGTTCTCAGCCCCAATTTCTTCAACATATTCTTTGAAGTAATCTCGGATTAGTTGTTGTTGCTGCGGTGATCGAAGCTCCGGCTTAGTGCCGATGGCCTCATCGAATGCATCTTCCAACTGTCGCCGCTCATTCTCTTCTTTTCGCTGTTGAAACAAGGCCGCCATCACATCGTTATGCTTGGTCTTATTTTTCATAAAAGACGGAATATGGTAATCCTCCCGTGCCCCAGAAAAATTAAGCCAAATACTTTGCAGTGCGTCCGCCAACGATATTCGTGTTGGCTTGTCTGTGTTACGAGTGCCGTTCTTTAAACGACTTAGCTGACCAACAGATACGTGAACCTTACCAGCTACTTGCTTATGCGTTAGCGAGCCCTGAATCCCATCTAGGGCAAGCGTTAGTTGTTCCGAAAATTTACTTTGCATCTTTTTCCTCCCATCGTGATTGGAAATTGGATTCAATCACTTTTCCTAAGCTCACAGTTATCATTGATACTGGAGTTCAAATGACTGGTCGTCGGATTTAGCACACTCGATCATGAACAATCGGCCAAGATAGTCATCACCATTTGCTTCAACCATAGCCATAATCATTGCCATTGAATGATTGCTACTTTCAGCTACAAACCGAATTTTCTGTAGTCGTGTCATTTTGCCACCTCCTATTAGTTTGATGAACAGTGTCCAATCACGAGAATCAGTAATACCGCTGCTAGAAATTTGAACATAATGTCACCCCCCGGTCTTTGAAAAAATAATATTAGCCACCTTCTCTGGTACAATTGATACTTGAAGGAGGTGATAATCATGGAAAAAGCAGAATTTGAAGAGCGTTTCAATAAAATTGTTAAAACTGCCTTGGACGACCAGAATACTGAAAAGTTTGTATCAAAAATTGGAGATTCCGTGACTGAAATCATTAACAATAATTCGGATAGTAATCTCATAGCATCAAAGATCGCCACTAAAGTTAGCAGCAGCTTTCAAGTATCCACTCTTCGAGCAGTTCATAACCTTCTAGAAGAGTTCTTAGTTGACGACACATCAGCTAAATAATTCTTTCTCTACGTTTCTCATGGTTTGCCGGATGTCATTTTTGACTTTTTTGGACAATTCATCCGATGACAATGACGTTTCGTGACGCTCTTGGTTACTAGCGATAACCTTGAGCGTTTTGTTTAAACTACGAAGTTCTGTAAGAACTGCACTTTGGAACTCTTCTTTCTCCATCAGCTCACCTCCTAACGTTAAATTCAAAATTGAGAAAGAAAATCCAGCTGGTAAAACTCAAATTTGGGTATGACATAGCGCTATCCGAGCTACCTACTTTCGCATTAGCCCCACAACTATGAATGGAACTATGATTGCCACAATGACTGGCCAGACAAACTTAACGAAAATCCAGTGTCTATCAGTGAAATCAGAAAACCTTTCCCAGAAACCCTCTGGTTTAAATTTCTTAATCCGATCGTTGAGTTCTGAACTGAATCTTACCTTCATCAGCTCACCTCCTCAGGTCGTTTGTCAACCATGTACGACATTTTAGCAAAAAAAACATCATCAATCGACTTTCCTAATACTCCCGCAATACGAGAAGCAATTATCAAACTGGGAACATGACCGTTTTCAATATCTGATAAATATGGTCGAGAAATCTTAGCTTCTCTTGCCAGCGTAGTCTGTGACATTTTTATTTCTTGCCGTAAGGATTTGATATTGTTGCGCATCTTATTCACCTCTCAACTTGTAAGACATATCTTACAAAAACTATTGTATGCCACAGAATACCGTTTGTCAACCATGTCTTACATAAAAATAATATCATTTTTGTAAACTATAGATTACAATGCATTTGGAGGTGTAAACAATGGCAGACAAATTAGGACCATATTTACGTTCCTTAAGAGGAACACAGTCACTACGCGCTGTAGCCGATAAAACCAATGGAAAACTTAGCCACTCATATATCTCTGATTTAGAAAAAGGCAAAAGTCGTCGGGGAAATATCATAAAGCCAACCCCAGAAACTCTAAAGATTTTGGCTGAGGTATATGAAACGGATTATGACCATCTTATGAGGTTAGCAGGCTATATTGACAACAATTCTGACCCTGACAAGCCCGAATACGTTGACCTTAAGGAACAAATCAACGATAAAAAGAAAATTATGACCTTTGAAGGTCGAATAATATCTGATGAGGACTTAGAGTATATGGAGCGTTTGCTCAGGGGCGGAAAGAAGGACTAGCTGTATGAACGTAATTATCGTCAATCTTATGAAATACGCATACGATCATAAAATAACCGTAATTTTAACTAACCATTTTGACAGCCATACTCCTTCTGCATCCCGCCCTGATACCAAAACAATTGTTGTTAATACGAATTGGCATGAAGAAAAAGAAATACCATTCCAGATGGCCCATGAACTAGGACACGTCGTTAATGGCGATGAAGGAACACTCTACTATTCTAGTTTTTCTAACAAGTCAAAGTATGAACGTGCGGCTAATATGACCGGATTAGACATTTTGATCCCAATTTATGTTGATGTTACTGGATATACCTTAAATAATGTATCCCCATTTATGGAGCAATTTGGCATCCCCAACTATCTACTAAATGCTGTAATTTCACGATTTAAAAAGTGTATATCAGACTAAGGAGAATTTTATGTCCGAAAACTTTATGTATATTCCAAGAAAATGTCCGCACTGCAACTATTCAGGTATACAAACTCAACTCAGCAAAACAGCGTTCTTCCGCTCTCATGAAAACGAAGAAGTAGAGGTAATAGTTTCAAGATGTGAAAATTGTCGACGAGCAACCGCCTACAATTTATTCTTCACCAGCGGTGGTTCTTATTTGCGAACTGAATTAGTTAGCCCTATATTTTCACCAGAAAATATGACTTTTCCAAAATCCATTGAAAAGATGTCGCCGTCATTTATTAAGACGTATTCTCAAGCATCTACAGCAGAAGAAATAGGCCTATCTCAGATTGCTGGTATGGGATATCGAAAAGCACTTGAATATTTAGTAACTGATTTTGTGCTAACCAATAAGCTAGTTACCAAAGATGAGTCTGTAAAACTCCCTCTATCTAAACTAATTAAAAAACTCCCCGAAGAAAGTATCAGGGAGTTAGCGCTTGCTAGTGCTTGGATTGGAAATGATGAAACTCACTACTATCGACAGAATCCTGAATTCCAGGTTGCTGATATAAAAGAGTGGATTCGGGCCATGATTAATTACATTGAGATGAAAGCATCAATCAAACGAGCTCACAATTTGGTAAACAAAAACTAGTAAAAGTAACCCTATTTATTGAGCTCATTGATTCCTTTTTCGCCAATCATTATGCCATCAGTTGTCCAGAACTGTACAACTTTTCTCACTGGCGAATCAACAGTTCCTTTTCCTATAACATGTTCCACTCGAATAACTTGCTGCAATTCTGCCCTTTCAACCACAGGTTCAAATTCATTCATTTATATCACCTCACCAGTTTTAGTTGCAATAATTATAAAACATACGTTCACTTTTAGCTACTGTCCAAAACTGATGACGTTAAAAGCTGTACATATTCCAGGAGGAAAGCATGAAAAAAATCTGTTTAACATTAACTGTTGCATTGCTTTCAAGTAGTGTAGCCACTACTGCATTAGCCAGTTTACCAGGGTACAATTCTTCCTATTGGTATAAAACCCGGACGATGCATGTAAAAAAATCCGTCACTGCTTATCAAATTAATCCCCAAAATTGGAAAACACATGCAAAAAAGCGCTTAAAGATTGGAACCAAAATTAAGGTTTATAATTCAGCCAATTTAAGTTGGACATTGAAGTCTTCTAAGCTAAAGAACACTAGCGGTTATGTTTGGGTTGTTAAAGGCCATTACAATACCAAGTGGCTAAAAAAATAGCTGGGCATATACAGTAATCACGTAACTACATTTTGTGAAAGGATTTCTTTCTGATGAAGAAAACAATTATCACTATTTTAGCAGCAATATCTATCTTTGGATTCACGGTAACCGAAGCACAAGCGTCCACTTGGCATAAAGGCATGCCAAAAAAGATGCGTGGAACATGGAAGGTGCCTCATGACAAGATATTCCACAGTGGCGCTAAGATTGGCAAGAACTATTACCATTTCTGTGCGAATGATCCAGATTATCTGAATAACACCAAATACAAGTACTTAGGTAATAAAATCTACAAAATTAATGGTTATGAACCCTTTTACACCAAGGATCGTGTAAATAGATACATCAAACTTGTTTCCAACAAACACATGAAAGTTTCATTTAACATCAATTTCAAAAAGTCTAACAGTCCCCTGACCATGTATAAAAAATAATCAGCTTCCGTCTGGTGACTCCCCTCGGTTCGATTCCGGGGAGAAGCATTAAAATCTAATAGACCTGTGTCCGTTTTAGACTTTAAGCGCTATTAAAATATAAGGAGGTACTGCATAAATGACCCAAAAACTCCATGTTATATTAACAGAAGAAGAGAAGAAACTTCATCTTAAGAACTTTAATCATGTTTATTATGAAAGTGATGACAAGCAATTTAAGGTTAACGCGCTCCCTTTTTGGATAGATCAATATGGATACTGGCTCTCCAAAGAACTAGACGATGCGCTCCCTAAGTATTATCATAGCTATCGTCCAGGAACAGTGGTTATGGTTGACTTTGGTATTAAAATTGGCTCAGAAATGAGTGGTCCACATTTCGCTGTCGTATTATCAGCGAAAGACAACCAGCATAAAAAGACCCTTATCGTTGTCCCATTAACTTCACGAAACCGTAAAAGCTATATCGAATTAGGAACTGAACTTCAGGCGGGGATAATACGCACTACCAAAAAGCTGATTGATAACAATTCAAAACGAATTGAACGATTTAACAATGACTCTGAGAACTTGCAAAAGAAAGTATTTGCGCTTCGGGACAGGCTTGAACAAGAGCTTAAGGACAAAGGAATTACTCCCGTGACAACTGAACCTTCCTCTCTAGATGAAAGTCAAAAAAAGATGGAGCAAATGCAAAAGTTATTAAAAGGAAGTGAAAATGAAGAGTTAAGAGCAGCTGCACAGAAAGTCATTTATTATATTAAACAAGTAAAATATCAGGAATTCTATAGAAAGATTATTCTTTCCCATATCAATGCTTCATCCGCACTACTTAAAAAAGCCAAGAAATATGGCAATAACTCTTATGCAGATGTATCCAACATTTCAACGATTAGCAAATTACGCATTACAAGTTTTTCCGAACAGAATATCTCTGGGAATATTTTTGTTACAGAGAAAGCACTCAAGTCAATTAAGAAAAAACTAAATAATTTAATTTGAATTTTCCGGTTTAATAAGATATGATTGTTCTAGGGCGTAATTGCACGCCGACTATTACAAATATAGTCTTATTATCATTGAGTCGAGCGCGACTCGAGGAAATCCAAATAACTTTTGGGTTTCCTCTTTTTATTTAACAAGGAAATATTTTTAAAGGAAAACTATCAAATTAAGTATAACATCTGAATCATACTTATATGAGTTCACAATAAACAACTTATAAAGCTGCAGGCCTAAATCTCGCAGGGCTCATTGGACCCTTAACTCAGTTGGTTAGAGCATACGGCTCATAACCGTTTGGTCGTAAGTTCGAGTCTAACAAGGTCCATAGCAATACAAGAGATCCCTATCCGGGATTTTCTTTTTTGCCATTCAGAGAACATATGTTTGTAAAAATCAAGTTAACTAATTTCCATTTAGGAGGAATATCCATGGCAGAAGTATATAAAGGAAATGGAAAATGGATCGCCCGTGTTAGTTTTAAGGGCACCGATGGCAAGCGCCATTATAAGTCCAAAAGTGGATTTAGAACTAAGAAAGAAGCAGAAATATATGGCATCGAATTAGAACAACAAGTTCACAGCGGCGGAAAAATCGCTCAACGCAACATCACATTTTTGGATTACTTTACGGAATGGTTCAAAATATTCAGGAAACCAAATATTGCTGACGCGACGGCCGAAAGGTACCAATACACGATCAACACGATCACCAAGTATTTTGGAAACACCCTACTCCGGAAAATAGACACGGCTCAATACCAGAAATTTCTTAATTGGTACGGCCTTGGCAATGGAAAAGACGAAAAAAAACACTCTAAAGAATCAGCCGCCAAGATTAACGTCCATATTCATGCTGCCGTACGTAACGCGGTAAATGACGGTGTTATACCAAGGGATTTCACACTAAATACCCACATAGTCTACGACTCTAGTAATACACGGGAAATTAAATACCTTAGTTACAATGACGCGGCTAAGCTCTATAAGGTGACTATGAGCAATCTTCACGGCTTAGATGTAACTTCTTACATGTGCCTGACCGCTCTGCTTACTGGTATGCGACAACAAGAAATTGCGGGGCTTACATGGAAGGATATTGATGTTAAAGGTGGCACCATAGACATTAATAAATCCTGGAACTGGAAGAAACGTGACTTTGGACCAACAAAAAATCCTTACTCCGTACGGAAGATAAAAGTAGACCGTAACTTAATCAACATTTTGCAGAAGTTACATTATGAACAAGAACTATTTCTTAAATCCAAAGAGATATTGAACTCTAAGGATTTAGTATTCTTCTCTCGCTACCAGCGGGTTCCCTCTTCTAAGGCCCTAAATGACGGTTTAGCAGAATTGCTAAAATCAGCTAGTATAGATCAAAAACTTAACTTCCACGGTCTACGACACACGCATGCTTCAATTTTACTGTACCAAAAGGCTTCAATCGCTTATATCAGCCATCGATTAGGCCATGAGAGTATCTCAACGACCACAAAGACCTACCTACACATCATTCAAGAACTAGAGCAGGCTGAGGACGATAAGGCTGAGCGCGTCATGACGAAGCTCGGTAGCAGTGTTGACTGGGATAGTTTTAACATTGATGCTACAAAATCGATAAAAATGTAG